AATACGGTATTCGCTGGCATCGAACGGAATGATGAAAATGCGGATGTCATCCAACCACGACGCGTTGACGTAAACCAGAACAGCGAAGTTAGGTTTGTACTCCGTCTTGTCACGGATTAACCCCATCTGCATTTGTGTCTGGCCCCGGTGAACGGCCTTCTCGTGTTGCAGTGTCAGACGCGGATCGAAGGATTTCATTTCAACAACGACGCTGTCCTGATCTACAAAATCGATCTGATCGATGCCGTAGTATTCGAGGAAGTCTGTAGGAAGGAAGCTTCCATCTTCTTTGATGATTAGACCGTCCAAAGTTGCTGAGTGGATGCCATCAAGGATTGTGTCCTGACCGTCACCAGCCATGATGAGCTTGAGCCCACGGCGCTTCAATCCCTCTTCCATGGCGGGCACAACATAGTTGTTCTCGATGATGTTGCCGCGCTCCATAGCGCCCCAAGATTCTTCGTAGTGTGTGTCTGGCTTGACGCCGAATTCATCCCCGCGTTTGGTGAACCACGTCTTGCGGATGCAGCCAAAACACTCAGACGCTCCAACCGTCAGGCGGCGATCCTGCTTCCACGTCTTCTGGTTTGACGCGATATGCTCATCAAACAAGTCTTCGACCGTGAACCCTTCGGCTTCAATGGCCTTTGGGACGCCGCTGCTCATGAGTTCGTCAAAATAATTCATAGGGATTTCTTCGTGTTACCGAACATGGTTTCTTCTGGGTCTACAAAGTCGGGCGGGGTCAGCCCGTGATCTTGGCAGGCAAATATATATCCAAGCTGCATTGCGCGCATTACGGATACAGTGTTAATCTTGTCAGACAGGTCCTGCACCATACGCGCGCCCGTGTTTGTGACTTCACGGACGTAAGGATCAACACGAGACCGCGTCAGCGGGTCATCGTATGTTGCGGGTTTTTTGTGGTTCGACATCGAAAACTCCTGTGTCAACAAGGTGATAAAAAACACGCGAGGTAGCGCGCACGTCAGTCAGCGCATCGTGCGCGCCAACCAGAGTCTCTCCGAAAAAGTGTTTCATGCACTCTTCCAATTTTGGCCACTTCCAGTTACCGTTGCGCTTCGGACGCGCTTGTACGATATTCATAGACGCCAACATGGTGCACACGACTTGCGTTTCGGCGAACGGGTCAAAGTATTCCTGCCCAACCTTTTCGCAGTACACCATTGTCGCTCGACGCATGACCGTGACGTCGAACCGAGCGTTATGTGCGATGATGACATCCGCTGCTTCGACCATGTCAAAGAACGCTTCCATGCCTGCAACCAGATCAATTCCGTAGGTGTCCGCCATGGCATTATCGATGCCAGTGACTTCCGTAGCCCGTGGGTCAATGATCCACCCTTCTGTGCGCATTAGGAAGTTGAACGCGCCCATTTCTTTACGATCTGGGGCGTCCAACTTCATGCCAAGCTGGACCGGCATCGGCTGTGCGGGATCGGTCGGGGCTTTCCCGTCCTTTGTCAGTCCAGTGGTCTCGGTGTCGAAAAAAAGAGGTATCATTATGCGTCCTTAGATGTGACGTTTTATAGTGTTGCTGTTCTCGTGTCAAGTGTTTAGTGTGTCCAAGCCCAATTTTCTCCGATTTTGGATTCCGCAGTGACCGGGCAGTGGAACTTGAAGTGCTCTCCTGCCATTGGTGCGGCGGCGACCATCAATTCGGCGGCACGTTCTGCGAGGTCTTCTCTGACCGCGACTTGGATTTCGTCGTGGGACCACGAGCAAAAAGCGTACTCATCATTGATCCCGTGATTCCATCCTTCATCGTAGAACAGATCGTCTGTGATGAGACACCACTTCTTGGCGATGAGGGCACCGTCAGATTGGAGGCGCAGGTTCAACGCTGCGTGCATACCACGAACGTACAGGCGGCGACCGTCGAGCCCCGCGATTGTTCCGTAGTTTCTGCGCGCTTCTTTGTGGATGGACTTGATAGCGAGGTTCAGTGACGGCATTGCTGACATCAACTTACCGCGCAAATCCTTACCGAGGGTCTTCTGACGACCCTCTGACGCCAATGGCTCCATGATAGAGCCCAGCTTGGCGTCTCCGCCGCCGTACATGGCTGCGTACAGCGCGCGCTTCGCTACTGAGCGGCTAATGCCCCCCAGATCGGCATTACGCTGGTGGATGTCCCCGTTTAGGACTTGGTCAATAATCTCGCCGTCGTCAAATGGGTAGGTCAGGTTACCGAGGCAGCGGAATTCGATACCGCTTAGGTCACACCCGACTAGCTTGTAGCCCGGTGGTACCGTAAACAGTTCGCGGCAGTCCCAGCCGTGCTTACCGTCACGTCCGTAAACGTAAATCTCACCCTCGTCTTTTGATTCTTTCCACTTGGATTTGATCAAGAGATTATTCTGTCTGTAGTGTTCAACCTTCTTTTCGTATAGAGCCTGTGCATCCTCTACACTAAAACCTTTGTCCGGATTTGCTTTAATCTCAATCGGCTCGACACCGGGCACCTGTGATATGTTTGGGGAAGAGTGCGTTGCGCGTCCTGTTACCGTGCCACCGACGTTCACACGTCCGTGGATTCGACTGTCTTCGCCGCACAGTTTCAGCCATCCGTTCTTGCCGTCAACCACCATGCCGATACGCTTCTTGTAGTAGAAGATTTCAGCAAGTGTTTCTGCCAGTGGGATATGCTCAGCAAGTTCACGCAGGATCGTATCATCGACACGTGGCGATCCTTTTTCAGTGAAGTCCTGCGGAGTCCAACCGTATAGGTGCGACAGGCGGTCAACGATTTGCTGACGGCTGTTCGGGTTGAAGTCGCGGACTTCTACCTTAACAAAAGGCACATCCGCAATTGTGTTGTGCCGCAGTTTCGACCAGTCACCGTCAAGCTTAGCATTCGATTTTGAGAAGTTCATGGTGCGCTTAGGAAATGTCACTTCACCCCAAGTACGCCGCTTGTGGCTCTCACCGTTCTCCGGGATTGCGCCTTCTTCTAGGGCAATCCAGCGGGAGGGGCGATACCAACGTCCAATGTGATCGACTGCGTCTTCGGCAAACCGGTCATATTCTTCTTGCAGTCTTGCACCAAGCTTTTCCGCTTTTGCACGATTGAAATAGAACCCGTTGCGTTCCTGTTGGACCATGAGTGCGTGTATCTCGTGCTCCAACTGTGTGGCTTCCGACGACCAGTTTGACGCCTCCGCCTTGATTAGGACTGCCTCGTTCACCTCAGCGTCTTGGAGCATATAGGCATGCATGGGCACGTTCCAGATGCCCCACACATACATGTGCAACTCTTCTTTCGTGGGTGCATCCAGTCCTGCGTCTTTGTGCTTTTGCTTGAGTTCGGCTTCGCGCTCTTTCTTGTCATCCCCCTTCATGAGACCAAGACGCTGTCCCCACGCTTCCAGACCTTGGGACCCAATCAGGCGTCCGTCAAGCTGGCCTCGCGCGGCAAGGCGAAAGTCCTTCTCTTTCACGTCTGCAAATACCATGCGCACCATTGGAAGGGTGTCATAGATAAACGCAATCGGATCAAAGTCAGGATAATGTAATTCAATCGCGGGCAAGTCGAAGTCGATGATGTTATGTCCAACAACGCGGTCGCGCGCTTTGTTCAGCAACTCTATCCCGTCGCTTAGTTTTTCTGGCTCGCTTATATCGTATTCCGCCAGTTCATCTAACTCTTCTTGTGAAAGAGGAAACAGGTCGTCGTTTATAAAATGGCGGACGGCGGATGTTGGCACATCCTTCACCACTAGGCTGTGGATTTTCGTCATACAAAATGGCGGCAACGCGTGCTCCGGGAGCAAGCCGTCCGTCTCGATATCAAATATTACGTCGTCCCAATGTGGGTTCATTTATGCCACCTGCGGTGAGTGTTTCTTTCCAGCCATCCAAGGCGGCGCGACGTCTTTCAGGTACATTACTGCACCAACTTCGCGCACATAGTCAATAGGTATTTTTGGGTTGTTCAAGTGGTCGCGACCGGTCAAAGACCGCAGCCATTTCTGGTACATAGGCTCCATATCACTTGGCAGAACGAGGTAAGCCTCCACAAGTGTGATACCCTCGTACAGCGCAAACACAAACCGGCGTTCGCGATACTTAGCGACCGTGCCCGCGTTCAGGTGGTGGTTCGTGGTAAATCCCTTGCCCTTCTTGTTCAGATCGAGTGTTTTCAATTCGTATTCGTTTCCCATGCGGTCACATGCATCAGCACCTTGGCGTCCGGGGACAATGTCAAGACCGACGGCGATTGCCAGTTGTGCTACTTTTCCGCCGTTGTCTGAGAAAATGTCAC